ATGGTCAATGGAGCGGCTGTTGTCGCAAAGCGATAAGTGCCACTTGGACTTGTGACCCGCACAAAGTCAGCGTAGCGAATGTTGTTCGTGTTTTGAACTGGTGGGATGTTATTCACAGAACACTCTCAAAAGCATTGAATGTCCCACTCCACTGAATAAATGAGTCATTCGTCATTGGAACCAAGGTATAGGTGGGGTAGTCACGCAAGATGACAGGAAAGGTCACTCCAATATAAGAAGCCCCGCCCAAAGAAATCGTTGTGCCGTATTGCCCAATGACTGCCGCCACAGGCGATGCTAGTGTGCCAATCAAGTTGCGATGGACAGGGATGGTGACGGTTGCCGCCCCGCCTCTCTGGACATCTGCTGTGGCAATGTAGGCATACCGCCCCACTTGGCAAAAGTCACCCACTCTGACGATATAGGCACTTGAAGAAATTGACGGCAAGTTGCCTAGCACCAAATTCTTTGCCGCCGAACTGGTTTGCCATTGACAAGAGGCAATCTGACCACTGGTCATATCCCCTTGGTACTTGATGTAGTTGACCCAGCCTGTAGAGCCAAAGTTGAGGTATTGCTCCAAAGCCTTGTCAGGAATACGCAAGGAATTTAGCAATGACCTGTTTTCTGAATACCGCAGGTAGTTCATGGGCTTCATGTCGAAAGCAAATGGTACTACCGTAATGATTTCTGAAGTGCTGATACGCTGGTTGCGGGACACCATCTGACCCACAAAGCGTTGGTCATTGATTCCCACTGATTCTGAGATAGATAGGATAGTAGTTAGACTCATTTTTTACCTCGATTGCGGGAGTGACCTTGTTGCTGACTGATTGGCAGACCAAACTGCCATTCGGTTCTTTGCAAGGAACTGAGAAGCCGTCTGTGTGTCGATAGCACTCATGTTCTGGATATAAGGTCCGTTGTAGTTAATTACCTGCCCGCCCATGCCCATGTCCCCGCCCAAGCGTTGAGTTGGAATGATTGCGCCTCCCGCTTGAGGCACGAACAACTCAGGACCATTCTCACCCACCATATACGGGATGCTTTGTGACACTGCACCACCACCTGCTTTGGCAGTGAAGCCAGCAAAGCCCATGCCCTTGAGAGCGGCATTGAGCAAGAAAGCCGCTTGTGCTTTGAGTTGAATGGCAATTAGGTCTTGAATGATTGACTTGGCAAGGTCTTTAAACGACAACTTGCCTGTCCGCACAAAGTTATCGATGGCACTATTCATGTTGCCGACAACTGAGTCAAACATATTGCGAGCGACATCCCCGTACCGCTGGACATTCTTGCCAAAGTCACGCAACGCCGCCTCCCAGCCAGCCGCCCACGACATAGCCTCTTGCTCATCAAGAGCAATGCCTTCTAACCGAATCTTGGCTTCTGCACGGGCGAACGATTCCATGTTGTTGAGCCGTTGCACCTCCGCTTGGTATTCCGCACTAACCACATCTTGACGGCTAGTTCGCAGGGCTTCACGCTGTTGTTCTATGTCCCGAAGTTTTTGAGTGAGGTCAATGCCTTCTTGTGCCCTACGGACATCGAAGTCGCTCATATAGCGTGCTTTGTTTTGCAATTCACCCAACTGCAATGCCAAGTCGTTGCGCTTCTTCATGTATTCCAAATCTTGACGCAACAAGCCAAGCCGCACCTCTTCTTCACGGTTAATGATTCTGATTTGAGATGCGTATTGCTCTTGTGCTATCCGTGCCTGTTCTTCAAAAGTCGCTATCGCTGACTTATATTCCCACCCTTCTTTGTAAGCGTCTTTATTGGCTAGTTCATACCGTGCACGTTCTTGAGCAATCTCATTGAGCCGCTGGTCACGCTGTAATTGTGCTTTGCCTGTTTCGTATCCAGCCTCATTCATGCTCCTGCGCTGTTCTTCAAAGCCAAGCAACTGCAAAGCGTAGTTGTTCCTGACCTTTAACTGGTCAAGTTCCAGCCTAGTCATTTCCCTGACTTTTATTTCTTGAGCACGAAGAAGTTTGATGGTGTTTTCATGCTCACCCTTTGCTTTTGCAACCTTGACGTTGTATTCTTCTTGAATAACACCTCGTTGCTCACTGCTCAGATTTTCTTTGGCAAGGGCTTGGTTGCGCTCATGTCCTGCACGGTTAATTTCCTGCTCCATTTGCAGGTCAGCCTCTAGCACCTTGAGATGACTTTGTGTGCCAGATAGATATTCAATTTGCAGAGCATTGCGCTCTTTCTCAAACTGAATTTGCGCTCGTAACAGCATCAGCCGCTGACGCATTTGTTGCGCCGCATCCCCGCCTTGCTTGCCTTCTTTTGCCTCTGGTCTTTCACTAGGCTCATTGGTGGTTGTAGCCGCAGTTTCTTCATCTTCATCTGCTTCTAGGGCTTTCATTACCCCCATATAAGTGGCAATGCCAGCCGCACCCATTGCCAAGCCTTTGCCGCCTTTCATGGTGCCGAGAGCCGCAGACAATGCCGCTGTGCCTTTCAAAGCCAGATTGAGTGCTTTGAAAGCCGCAACCAGATTCATAATTTGCCCGACTACAAAAGCCGAGCCTATGGCAAGAATGGCGGCTTTGAACTGCTCTACCGTAACCACTTTTTGTGTGGTGAATGGCGACAGCAATTCGGCAATCGCCATTTTCAGATTGGCGTATGTCTGCTCCAGAGCATCAGCCATCTTGTCCCACTTCTTGAGGGTTTCGGCTTGCTCATCAAATTTCTTGGTTGACTTTCCAAGAGCATCAGCAATCTCAGTGATGGATTTACCAAGCCCCGCTTTGCCTAGCAGTTCCTTGGTGACCCGCACACGCTCAAAAGAGTCACTGATTTGCGCTAGCCCGTCATAGACCTTTCTAATGACTTCGTCAGGGGTTGCTGTTTTGAGTTCTTGAAATGAGATACCCAACTGCTCAAACTGAGCAATGGCGACATCATTGCCGTCACGGGCGGCGGCAATCTTGGTAAACAATGTCCCAAGAATAGTGCCAGCATCTTCTGCCTTGCCCCCTGCAACAACCAATGCTTTTTGGAATTGCAGAACCTTGCCTTCGGTCAGTCCTGTGGAGTCGGCAAGGTCTTGCATCTTGCTTGCCATGTCCATAATGGCGGCAGTCATTGCCGTCAGACCTGCAACACTCAGCCCTGCTGCACCACCAAGGTTTGCAAAGAGGTTCTTTAGGTTGGTCATGTCCAAGCCAAGTTTGGCAAATGCGGACTGCAAGTCCTTTGCCTCTTGCTTGGCTTTCGCAGTCGCCTTGTCCCACTCGACCGTGACAAGACCAAGTTTTACGGTTAGTGAGCCAATGACCGCCATGACTTATCCTTTCTTTCGCTTCTCAGCAATTTCTTGAATGGCTTGCCACACTGACCAGCCAAGCCGAGATTCCACTCTTGGTATGTTAAGTTCTAATGCAGGGCGCATAAATGGCTTTGCGCCATGATTGGCGTTGCCAAACTCTTGGGATACAGGCGCAGGTGACTTGTTCGCCCATGTTGCCCGTAATTTGCCCTTGCTGTTGACTGTGTAGTTCAGCACTGAATCAGAACGAATCGGACTTGCTGTGACCCGTGCCATGTATGCCTCACCAGCATACCGCTGTCCCTGCTTATCCCGAGCCATTGGGCGATGGACTTTCATGTAGATGCGTGATGCCATCTCCCCCGTGTCTTTCGGAGCAAATGACTTAGCATCTTCTAGTACAGGTTGCATAGCATACGCCATTGCCTTGCGCCAGATAGCGTCTGTCTTGGCTTTGCCAATTTCTTTGCCCAACTCATCCATCTGCTTGATGAGTTCTTCAAAGCCTTCCATTTTGAAAGTGACCGTCATCGCTTGAACCTTTCTGGCGAAAAGCCTTTTGCTTGTGCGATGTAGCCCAGCAGGGAATTGCTCACCTGCTCATCTTTAGTCGGCTCATTGTCTGGATTTTGCCAGTAGAGGTTAATCCACGGGAACAAGTCATTGGATTTGTACGCTGGTGTGCCTTGCGGACGAATGTAATTGAAAACACCAGCCGTCAGTGGGGCTATGGAGTCAAAGACCGCTCTGTTTCCAAGCATCCCGTCTGCGTACATGACCTGAATCTCCGTAAAAGTTTCCTCACTTATTTCACTGACTGACTTCTCCGTATGTCCATTGAAAATCAAGGCGGCGGTGACTTGCCTACGAAGACTTCTCCTTAGTTTTTTTTTGTAGTCTTGTAGTCAGGGGCAACTGCACCCTGAATAGCCGACACAATCTCCTTGACCACAAACTCAGGGAACTCAGCAACAATCTGCTCGTAGTTTTCAGTCACTGGTTCGTTAGTCTCAGACATCAGCAAGTGGAAATACTCTTCCACTTTCTGTTCTTCCATTGCTTGCAGTTGTGCAATTTGACGCAAAGATGTGCCATCGAATACGAGGTCATCATCCGTCATAACTACGGTCTGCTTTTTTTCATTGAGTGCTTTGAGAAAATCATCGCCACCTTCGGTAATGGTTTGCCGCATAGGGGCAGACAGCCGCTGGTAGATTTCTTCTACTTTCTCAGGGGTAGGGGCAAGAATACGAGCCGTGATTTCTTCCATCTGCTTTTTCAGAGGCACACGGACACGAAGGTCAAACCTGACCTCTCCAAGGTCAACCGTAATCTTGCGAATGGGCAACTCATCGCTGATTTGCTGGATGCCCTTGCCAAGTTTTTTGCTGATAGTCATTCTGCTGTTCCCTTCAATAGTTTTTGGAAGATGGCGTTGTTGAGCCGCACCACATAATCGACAACTTCTTCAGGCGACATCTTGTCGGCATGAATCTTGGCGATTTCGTAGGCAAGGTGAATCCCCGCAATGCGTTGTTGCGGGAACCCAAACCAATTCTTCTGACCCGTCTGTGCGAGGGTCACTAGATAGGAAAGCAGGTCATTGGTGTTTTGTATTGTCGTCATCGTGTGAAAAAGCCCCCGAAGGGGCTTCCTTTACGGGTTAGTAGACCAGCCGTAAGAGTTGCCACCAGTTGGGTGCAAAGTAAAGATGAACTTACCTTCTGCACTTGGCGACATATCCCACTGCATACCACCGACACGGGCGTTGAACGCATAGGCAACGGTGTTGGTGCCATCGTAAACAGCAATGACGTAGGTACGGATAGTCGTACCGCCATAGCCGTCTGCACGAATCTGAAGCATTGCCGCATCAGCAGGATTCCATGCCGCAGTGATGGTCAGTGAAGTGACTTGGTTCTGTGTGGTGATTTTTGCACCAGTGCGAGCACCAGCCACTGAGTAAGCGGCAAATGCGTCATCTGCACCAAAAGCAGGAATTGCCTCCACAGGAACCACATAACCAGCAGTACCAGTGCCACCAGCCGCAGTTCCAACAATGTCTGCTACTTGAGCAGTCCATGTTGCCAGTTGAGCGTCAGTCAAAGGCGTAGGGGTTACGTCATCCTGCATCCACAGTGTTGCGGAATATCCCGGCATGACTTTATTGATGAGTGCCATTTTTCGTTCCTTTCAAAAATGAGTTGGTCAATCGTGTCTTATGTCGGAATATCCAAAGTGCAGTCTAGGATAATTTGGTTAAGTCCGAGTTCATTGTCGTAGGTGTTGTAGAGCCAATCCACATCTACTTTCGATACAACGAACCCTGATACTCCACCAAACTGCCCTGAATACCCATGGAGTGATTGTAATATAGTGTTCGAAATAGAGAAAGCATCCTGCATGCTTTGGGCAAAAATGGAAACCTGAAAGACAGGTCTATCGATGCCCTTGTTGCTCTGGATTTGACCCGTATAGACGGGCTGGTGGACATTCCTCAACTGCCAAGTGAGGAATTTTGGCTGGGTGGCAAAGTTACGGTTAAATACCGCATAGACAGGGACAGGTGCCACTACAGTGGACAACTGAGCCTGTATTGCCTCCGCATAATCAACGGGATTCTGCTGTACGCTCATACTGGCACCACAGGGTCATTGCGGTAGCAGGTAAAGGTGGCTTTCTGACGGTCATTCGATTCCCGAACATCCGTGATTCGCCAATCCCTGTTTCGCCAAGTAATAGAGTATGCGTTTTGGTCATCCACCATCTGTTTGATGTTGGGTGTGTAGTTAAGGGTAATGCTCACCAAGTCAGTGTAAGCCCTATACCGCTCAGAAATCCGCAGACTGTTGGCAATGTCGTGAACCAGACCACGAGTCTCAAACCACGGCGTAATGGTCGTGGTCTGCTCACCGATGGCACTCACACCATTGGCGACATTGTTGATGGTGAGGTTCTCGTATCTGACGATTGCCATATCACATGACCAGCGGCTTGTACGGACGAAGCAACTGCGCCACACCAAACGGAATCTCTTTGAGGTTCATGTCGGTAGTGTTGGAGCGGTTGTTGTAAATGTGAGTCAACAGCATCAACCCTGCCTGTTTAATGACGGGGTACTGAGCAATGATGCTGGTGTTCTGGGTGTAGGTCACCACAATCGGGTTGACGATGTTCTGGTTCAGATTGTTTGGCAACTGGTTCAAGATGACTCGGTTGCCCGTTGGGTCATACGAATATGAGTTAGCCGCAAGCGTCACAGGCACAGTATTCGATGTGGTGTAGACCTCTACTTTGTTGATGGTCACACCAGTTGCACCAAGCCCCACTTCTGGCAAGTCAAGGAACCACTGAGTGTTGTAGACACCCAAGTTGGCGTAGTAAGTGCGCCATGTGGTCGGGAAGATTGCCATGCCAAGAAAATCCTCAATTGCCATACGGGTGGCAAGTTCGATGGACTCCAGATACTGGTCTTGGCTTTCGTCTTGAAACAGGTTGAGTTGCTGAGTGATTTCGTCCAGCGTCAGCCATGCCGTAGCCAAATCCCTCGAAACCTGCTCAATCTTGGCATAGTTGAAAGGGTTACGATTGCCCGCATAAAACGGAGCAAGCGTCATGTTTTCTACTGGCATGGGTCACCTCTTAGGCGGCAGATGCACGAACACCCGCAAACGGGTCACGGACAGTAGACACCAGCCGCTTTTCGCAGAACATGGTCACAAATCCGGGTGCGGTTTCCTCCATCATTTGGCAAGTCATTTCTTCCACATCTGCAATCGTCAGGAAGCATTCCCAGCAAGCAAGATAGATGGGGAAGGTATTGGACAGGTAGGAGTTTGGAATCACAGGCCAGCCAAAGATAGAGCCGACAGCACCGCCCTCTCCGGGTTCACCCAATTCCAAGAACAGCGGCAAGTTGTTGGTGTCCTTCAACTGACGCAAGGTCTGAATCATGGTCGGGGTCATGTGCCAAGCACAAGTGTTCCGTGCCCAATACTGAGCGGGAAGTGCATTGGCAATGTCTACGATTTTGTTGTAAGTTGCAGTCACACCGCCAAGAGACACAGTGGCAATGGTGTGGATGCCGTTGGTCATTGCCGCACCGCTAGTGCCGTATGCAGAGGTTGCACCAGACAGGTACATATCCAAACCACGCAAGCCTTCTGTTGCGCCTGTAATGGTTGTCGTGCTTCCAGATTGGTCATTGTTGGTTGCCATGGATGCACCTTCAACTTGTGCAAATTCCATCGCAAGGTCTTCAAGCAAACCAGCCTCTAGACCATTGATGTCGTCAAGGGCGGCAAGACGAACAGGCAACTGAGCCGTTACCACACGGGTGGGCAGTTGCCAAAAAGTGGTAGCCACATTGGGACTACCTGAGTTGGGTGTAAAAGTGTAGCCCCACGGGTTAGTCGAATTAGTGGCATTACCTGTCTTGGCAACAAAAGCCACTGCCGACATATCCGGTGCTTTGATGATTCGTGCACCCATACGCAAAGGGTTTGCAAGACGGGCACGGGCAAAGACATCATCGAAGTGAGTACGACCGCCGACATCCAGACCCGAACCCGTAAGGGTCGAAGCCTCACGCAGGTCAATCGTCACACGCTCACCAGTGAGTAGTGACTGTTTGATGCCTTCTAAAATTTTCTTTTCTGCGGTCATATCATTTCCTCTCGTTGAAGAGAGAGGGGCTTTCGCCCCCCTCGCTTAAGTTACGCACCAGTTGCAGTGGAGCGATAACGGATGATGCTGAACGGGTCTACCACGCTCGAGCACAAACGCTTCTCACCGTAGAAGGTGATAAATCCGGGTTGCGTTTGGTCATAGCGGCGCAAAACCATATTCAGACGGTCAACGATGGTGTGACCACGGCTGAAGTCACCGAAGTACATTGGGTACTGCGAAACAGTACCGGGAGATGCACCTGCGGCAATCGGGCTATCAACGTATGCGTTGACAACCACATCGTAGCCAAGCAACTTACCAACGATGCCCTCATACACCAGAGGAGACATACGCTCAAACACAGGGGTACCGTTGTCATCTTTCAGACCACGGATAGCCGCCAGCATCAGAGGCGAAACCAAGAACTTGTTGCCATTGCTCCAGTATTGCTGTGGCAGGCTGTGCAAGAACGTGATGATGTCTTCAAACGACACATTGTTTACCGAGCCAGCGGCGTTGGTAGTCAACTGGTCATAGGTGGCGAGGGAGTGCATACCGTCAGAGTTAGCAGTACCCGAAGAACCGAAAGCGGCTGTCGAGATAGTGCCACCAGTGTAAGAAGCATTCGCACCGGGATATGAATCCAGACCACGCAAACCATCAGTTGCACCAGTTGCAGTAGTGGTAGAACCTGCTTGGTCATTGTTGACAATCATGCTGGAGCCTTCAGCCTGACTGAATTCCACAAGCATGTCGTCAACCACATTGGCTTCCAAACCATCAATGTCGTCTAGAGCGGCAGTACGAATCGGGAACTGCACATTCAGGTCTTTGAGGTTCAACTGCCAAATGGAAGTCGATTCAGTGGTTGCCGCACCGTTGTTCTGAATGGCATAGCCCCAAGCGGGTCCAGCGTTGCCCGTCTTGGCTCTGAACTGATAGGTTGCACCATCAGTAGAGACATTGCGAGAAGTACCACGCAAGGGGTTAGCAAGACGCAGGCGGTGGAACACAGGGTCATACGCAGTACGACCACCAATGCCAGCACCAGAGCCAGTCAGCGCAGAGGCTTCCTTCATGTATGCGTCATACTGGTCAACAGATTCGAACACTTTGAGTTCGCTCTGCACACGACCATTGCCTTTGGCAAAGTTCTTCAGTTGCTCAGTGACCATACGGTTCACATCTGCACGAACAGTCTTTGCGGGTGCACGCATGATTTCGGGCACATTGATAGAAGCAACTTTTGCCTCAAGAGAATTGAACTTCTCTTCGATTTCTGCTTTTGCGGCATCAACCGAGGCGGTCACTTCCGATTTCATTTCTTCAATTTTGGAGAGATTGGATGCTTCGATTGCATCAACTTTCTCCAGTACTTTTTCGATACTCATTTTGCGATTCCTTTCTGAATGCGTTTGTCGAGTGCCTTTGCGAGTTCCCTTGCGGCAAGAGCCTCTAGGAGTGCATTGGCTTCCTGTGCCACCGCATCAGAATCACTCTGACTTGGCGTTTTATCAAGTGGCTTTGTGACTGCCTCACGCAAGTCAACTGCACGCTTGAAAACCAAAGATGCGGTGGTCGCATCCTTTCTTGATAGACCCGCCTCACGCAAGGTCTTTTCAACTGTTCTGATGTTTAGATGCCCAGTAGCATCAAACATCTCTAACTTTTGAATTTCGGCATCGGGATTGTTTGGATACATGACTACCGACACTTCTCGCAACCCGCCTTTGGAAATTTGAAAATAGGCATCCTCGAAATTGAAGTCCATTGCTTCAGGGTCAAGGACATCACCTTCTGCATTAACCCAGCAGGCTTCTTCAGCGTATGCCCCCACTGACACACCACCGAACATATTGGGAGATTCTTTGAGGATTTGGTAGAGGTCATTGCCGCCTACCGTGTTGAGATAGAGCCGACCTTCAGCGGTCATGCCATCATCATCAAATTCGAAGTTTGTCCACTCACCCATCGGCATGCCGAGGTCATTGTGGTTGAGGAACATTGGAAGCGGCTTGCCCGCTTCAGCAAATTCTTTTGCCCAGTCGGCAAAGCCTTCTGGCTGGTAATTGAACTTGCGCCCGTCAGCACCTTCACGGGCACCCCAAGTTGTCACTCGGGCTTCAATTCGTCCGCTTGGATTTTGTGCTTCGTTTGCGCCCTGCGCTAGTTTTACTTGCGCCTCGCATACCAGAGTTAGTTTCTTCATGTATCACCCCGTCATGGATAGATTGGTTGTCATGTCGTATCGTGTGGGGTTTTTCTAATAGTGGAAGTTTAACACTAGGCTTCTTGACTTGTGAAGTCAAATGCGCTAACGCCTTCTTTAGTAGGTTCATTTTAAGTGCTCCCGATATTCATGCGGCGAGTTTGATTACCACCGCCCCCGCCTGTGTCTTGCGGAGAACTTCCGGGCAATGGCTCCTGAGGCTTGCCTCCAGCCTGCAACTCATCTGCCCCTTCTATCTCAGGCATATTGAGGTACTCCCGTGCCTCGTTGGGAGTCATGATTCCCGCTTTAACCCCTGCGGATACGAAATTCATTTGGTCAAGTGGTGCACCCTTCAAGAAGTCTTTGGTGTCGAAACGGACGCAAAGATTGGGGTACCCACGGAATAGGTGTTGCTTGAGTTTCTGCTCAATGTTGATGACCATCGGGTACATGACGGTCTTGTAGAACTCATCCAGCATGGTCTGGGTGTTGTTGTATTTTTGGTCCTCAATGCCCAGCATGGCAGGAGGAACACCGAACAGACCGCAAATGCGCTTCATGGTTTGCACCTTGAGAGCGGCGGCTTCTGCATCTTGCAGAGTCAGCATATCAATGGGGGTGTACTTCATGCCTTGGTCAAGAAGCATGCCCTGACCAGCCTTTGACGGGTCACTATTGCGGGCACCCGTCATGGCATTCCATGTCTCTTTGATGCGGGATGCTACTTCCTTGAACTTGGCATCGGGGATGACTTGCTCAGTAGTGAACATACCCGAGGGCTTTGCCCCGTTCTGCATGATGAAGTTGGCATAGACATCAATGTCGGAGTCAAGGGCAACCAACTCTGTAGCAAGAATGCCTTTGTTGAAGCCTGACGAGCCTTGCCAAGCGGCTTCTTTGATGTGCATGACTTGGTGATAGTCGAGGGGCTCATCTTTGGAGAATCCGTAGGAAGGGGTGGACAGCCGATACTGGGGATAACGAGTAGGGGTTAACACTACCGTAATCAGGGTAGCGTCAAGGTTATACATCTCCATCGGAGTCAGGTTTGGGTCTTTCTGGTCTTTTCTCCACCACAGGGTAAATGACTCACCTGCAATGTCCTGCCACATACACCACTGGTACCAGAACTCATACTGATTCTGGAAGTTGTTGGGGTTTTGGAGCAGGTTTAGAACTTGCTTGGCTTTTGCCTTGTCCCTTGCCCCGACAGACTCATCCCGCAGGGCATCCACAAAAGTGCCGTCATCTTGCTTGGACATGATGCTGAGAGAACACTGCGCCAATGCCCTTGCTTTAGCCCCTACGCAAGCCATGACTGTGCTGTTACGGGTAAGTGCAGAAATGTCCAGCACCCGCCCTGCAACCGTTGTGCTTGAGGTAGTGACATAGAGCAACTGCTGGGCTGTTTGCCCTTTGTTGGCGGTTCCATAGATGACTTGGTTACCCAACTGGAGTTGACCAAGCACCGTGTTTGACTCATTTTGAGCCACACTTTTCCGCTTAAAAATGTCCAGAATCGCCATGTTTTACCCCACTTTTTTGATGATTCTACTCAGAAACTGCGGAAACCGAAAGAAGAATTCACAAAA